AGGCCGTAAATTTTCTAAAGGTGGCGATATGAAAAAGATGAATATGGGTGGATATGCAGACGGCGGCATGCCTATGGTCAACAAAGGCGGCAAAATGGTTCCTAGCTTTGCTGCTGACGGCAAAGGTAAGATGGCTAAAGGTGGCATTGCTACTTCTTTGAAAGCTCACGCTGCGGCTCCCGCTGCTAAAGCACACGGCATGAAAAAAGGCGGCATGGCTGCATCTAAGATGGGCGCTGTAAAGACTGGCAAAACACCTGATGGCATTGCTACTAAAGGCAAGACCAAAGGAACAATGATTGCTATGCGTAACGGTGGCAAATGCTAAGGAAATATCATGCCAATGACACCAGAAGCTGCAAAGCAATACAAACCACGCCGCACACCCGGTTCTTTGGATGAAGTAGTTTATCCAGAAACACGCGCCAAAATAGAAGAGGCTAAGCGCGATGTTGAGGACGAAAAAGTTCGTTCTAAGATCAAGGCTGCTGGTTATGCTAAAGGTGGCGTTACCCGCGCAGACGGTATTGCTAAGCGTGGTAAAACACGCGGAAAGATGTGCTAAACCATGATGGCCAGTCGCGGCATGGGGGCCATATCCCCATCTAAGATGCCCGGCGGGAAAAAGAAAGCCCGCCGTGATGATACTGATTTTACTCAGTATGCTGAAGGCGGCAAGGTCAACGCTGCCGGTAACTACACCAAGCCCGGTTTGCGTAAGCGGATCGTGTCTCAGGTTAAAGCTGCGGCAACCCATGGTACTGGAGCAGGCCAATGGTCAGCTCGCAAGGCACAGCTAGTTGCCAAGAAGTACAAGGAAGCTGGCGGGGGTTACCGAGATTGAAAGCGCCTCAGAAATCATTGAAGGACTGGGGCGACCAAAAATGGAGAACCAAGAGTGGCAAACCGTCTAGTAAAACTGGTGAACGATATCTTCCAGAAGCTGCGATCAAATCTCTCAGCCCTGCGGAGTACGCTGCAACTACCAAAGCCAAAAGAGCCGGAAAAAAAGCCGGAAAACAATTCGTAGCGCAACCTAAAACGATAGCAAAGAAAACGGCAGGATTTAGATGACTACTACCGGCTCAACCCTATTCAACATGGACTTCACGGAGATTGCCGAGGAAGCGTGGGAGCGAGCCGGTCGTGAAATGCGTTCTGGTTATGATCTGCGTACAGCTCGTAGGTCTATGAACTTGATGACCATCGAGTGGCAGAACAAAGGTATCAATATGTGGACGATGGAGCAGGGGATCATTAACCTGACTCCCGGTTTAGCTACATATGCACTACCAACGGATACGATTGATTTGCTGGAGCATGTGATTCGTACCGGATCAAACACTTCTTCTACACAGGCAGACTTAACAATCTCGCGTATTAGTGTTTCTACATACGCAACCATTCCAAATAAACTTAGTCAGGCTCGCCCAATTCAGGTTTGGATTCAGCGTTTGTCTGGCGAAACCAACCCAACAAATTCAGTCCTTGTTGGGGCAATAAGCTCCACGGACACCACAATTACGCTAAACACCATTGTTGGCTTGGCCGGATCGGGCTTTATCCGCATTGGCACTGAAGACATTTACTACACCTACGTATCAGGCAACGTGCTTGGCGGCGTGTATCGTGGTCAGAACAACACAACAGCAGCAGCTCATAGCGATGGTGATGCCATCTTTGTGCCCCAGCTACCAGCCGTAACTTTGTGGCCAACACCTGACAACACTACCCCGTACCAATTTGTGTACTGGAGACTCCGTAGGGTGCAGGATGCTGGCGCTGGTGTGGAAACCGCCGATATGAACTTCCGCTTTTTGCCATGTTTGGTAGCGGGCTTGGCGTATCACATCGCAGTTAAAGTGCCTGAGCTGATGCCCCGCATCCAGATGTTGAAACAGATTTACGACGAGACATTTGAGATCGCCGCTGGTGAAGACCGTGAGAAAGCCCCGGTCAGGTTTGTGCCTCGTCAGCAGTACATTGGTGGTAGCTACTAATGGGCAATAGATTCGCATCCGGCAAGATAGCGATTGCTGAATGTGATCGCTGCGGCCAACAGTACAGATTAAAGCGGCTTAAGACTGAGATCATTAAGCAGCGTAAGTACGAGCTATTGGTTTGTCCTACATGCTGGGATCCAGATCAGCCGCAGTTAATGCTTGGAACGTTTCCAGTAGATGATCCACAGGCTTTGCGTAACCCTCGCAAGGACACAACTTATGTGACTTCAGGTGTTAACGCAAGCGGTAATCCATCGGGTGGTTCACGGGACATTCAATGGGGCTGGGCACCGGTTGGCGGGGCTAGGTTTTTTGATGCAGGATTGACACCAAACTACTTGGTGGCAACAACATTTGTTGGTACAGTATCAATATCTTAAGGAGTTAATTATGGCATTTACAAAATCAGCTGACGGCATTGCTAAAAAAGGCAAGACCGAAGGTAAAAACTATGGTGATAGCGGCCCCGTTGCTAAAATGATGCACGGCGGCAAAGGCAAAGGTAAGGGTAAAACCAATGCCGATATGTTGTCTATGGGCCGTAACTTGGCAAAGATTGCCGCACAGAAACGAGGCTAATCATGGCTAAATTTAGCAAAAAATTAATGGGTAAAGAAGTTGGCGATGCCGCCGTCTATGCCACACCACACACCATGACCGGTAAAGTTGTTAAAGCTTCCGAAAATCCCGGTTCTGGCCCTGACCATAGCGATGCCAATACCGTCAATATGTCTGTTGGAAATATTAGTCGCCGTGCACAGCCAGCAACTAAGACTAGCGGTATTAAAGTTCGCGGTACTGGCGCAGCCACTAAAGGTTTGATGGCACGCGGCCCCATGGCTTGAGGAACACATGAACTACACCGAGCTTGTCACGCAGGTAAGCGATTACTGCGAGAACTCTTTCCCAACTGACAATATGAATACGTTCATACGTCAGGCGGAGCAGCGCATCTATAACACTGCGCAGCCAGCTAACTTGCGAAAGAACGTGACAGGCACGATTACCTCAACAAACAAGTACTTGTCTGCCCCAGAGGATTTTCTCTCTGTATATAGCCTTGCCGTATATGCACAGAACACAACAACTGCTACTGGCACTGCCGGAGCAAAGTCAATTGTGGTGGCATCTACGACAGGCATTTCGGTGGGTCAGCAGGTTACAGGTTCGGGTATTGGAACTAATGCCGTTGTTCGTAGCATTAGCGGAACCACAATCTATTTAACTGTGGATAACGCAACCACAGTCTCAAGCTCAGTAACCTTCCAAGGTGACTACTTGTACTTGTTGAACAAGGATGTGAACTTCATCCGCTCTGCTTATCCTCTGTCATCTTATGTGGCTGAGCCTAAGCACTACGCTCTGTTCGGCCCTACTGTTACTGGCGGTACGGTTACAAACGAGCTGTCGTTTATTGTTGGCCCAACACCTAATGCAACATACGTTGCAGAGCTGCATTATTACTACTACCCAGAGTCCATCGTTACCGCTGGCACTACTTGGTTGGGTGATAACTTTGATTCTGTGTTGCTCTATGGCACGATCTGCGAAGCCCTTGTCTACATGAAGGGTGAGCAAGGTATGGTTGGCTTGGCTCAAGAGCGTTACACACAAGCAATTGCTTTGTATAAAAACCTTGGCGATGGCAAGCAGCGTGGCGATGCCTACCGAGACGGACAGGTTAGGGTTCAAGTCTCATGAGTTCAATTGTCCAAACTCAAACCACAAGCTTCAAGACGGAGCTGTACCAAGCTGTTCACAACATGCTTACGGACACGCTCAAGATTGCTTTGTACACAGCAAACGCAAATTTAAACGAAGCCACAACCGTGTACTCTACAACCAATGAAGTGACTGGCGGTGGTTATGTAGCGGGCGGTGTTACTCTAACTGGGGTGACGCTTAACTCTGACGGGTATACGGCTTACATTAACTTCAACAACGTTGTGTTTAACGCCGCAGTGACTTCTCGTTGTGCTTTGATCTACAACGTGACTCGTGGTAATAAATCTATTGCCGTGCTGGATTTTGGTTCAGACAAAACATCTACAAATTTCACAATCACAATGCCTGCCAACACTGCAACGGCAGCTTTAATCAGGAGTTCAAATTGATCGTTACTACCACCAAAGGCGAAATGGATGATTCTCTTCTTGAGAAAAAAGAAGGCGTCGTAGATAATGACAACGAGACCACCACGTGGGTAGAGTATTGGCTTGAGGGTGAGTTGGTTCACCGGTCGGCCCATGTGACTCTGAAGAAACCGTTAACTTACGTGGCTGCTGAAGCCGCATCAATTGCATAAGGAGCCACAAATGGCAAATACTCAATCAATGTGCACTTCGTTCATGGGCGAACTCATGACGGCCACCCACAACTTTGGCACTGCGCCTATCCGTGCGGCCACTACTGCCGATACATTCAAGGCAGCGCTGTATTTAACTTCAGCCACTGTTAACGCAGCTACCACAGCTTACTCATCTACCAATGAGGTGACGGGTACAGGCTACACGGCTGGCGGTGTGACGGTGACTAATGCTACGGCTCCGATTGCTACAAACAGCTCAGCAACTGCTGGCGTGGCGTACTGGACACCTTCAGCGTCTATCACTTACACAACTGTGACTTTGAGCACAGCGTTTGATTGCGTGTTGATCTATAACAGCAGCCAGTCTAATAAGGCGGTGTCTGTTCACACATTTGGCTCTCAGACCATTACGGCTGGTACGTTCACTCTGACCATGCCTTCCAACACCACAACAACCGCTTTGCTGCGCTTGTCCACAACCTAAAAGGTAAGCCATGTCTCTCGGCTGGGGCGACGGCGCGTGGGGGAGTAATGGCTGGGGCGGTACTCTCGATGCAACAGGCGTTGCCGCTTCTGGTGCGGTTGGCACTGCGTCGCCTGTAATTGAGATTGCTCTTACGGGCGTAGCCGCATCGGGAGCAGTTGGGGATGTCACAGAGTCGATCATTATTCCCGAGCAGGGAGATGTAGCAACAGGTGAAGTTGGCACAGTTGGCGTTTCGGTTTCCGTAGCCCTTACAGGCGTAGCCGCATCGGGCGCAGTTGGTACGGTTGACCATGCCAAGACAGTTGCTCTTTCGGGTGTAGCGGCCACAGGTGCGGTTGGCACAGTTGTTAATTCATCCACTGTTGCCCTGTCAGGCGTGTTGGCCTCTGGCGCAGTTGGCTCTGTTGTTCAGGGCGTGTCTGTAGCAATTAGTGGAGTAGCTGGCGCAGGCGCAGTTGGTACGGTTGTTCAATCGGCATCGGTGGCTCTGAGTGGCGTTGCTGCTATGGGTGTTGCAGGGCAAGTAATTGTCCCTCTGCTACCAAACACTGCAATAGGCGCAGTTGGTTCTGTATCGCCTGACCGCTCAATTGCACTGACGGGTGTTGGTACTACGGGTTCGGTTGGCACGATGACGGTGGCAGAGCGCGTTAAAGCTTTGACAGGTGTTGCGGCAACGGGCGCGGTTGGTGATGTAATTGCTGTATATTGGAAACTAATAGATGACAGTCAGAATGCAAACTGGCAAAATATCAGCAATTCGCAGACACCCACTTGGACTACAGTCGCAACAACACAAACTCCCGAATGGGAAGAAATTGTAACTTGAGGTTTAAAACATGACTACAGCATATACATCACTCTTGGGTCTGGCCCTTCCAGTCACAGGCGAATTGAGCGGCACTTGGGGTGACACTGTAAACAACAGCATTACATCTCTTCTTGATACCTCTGTTGCGGGTACAACCAACGTTAGTACTGATACTGATGTCACACTGACCACAACCACAGGCGCTGCAAATACGGCGCGTCAAGCAATTCTCTTGTTCTCAGGTGCACGTACGGCATTGCGTACGGTTACAGCGCCAGCCCAGTCAAAGGTTTATACGGTTATTAACGCCACCACAGGCGGCTTCTCTGTCAAGTTGGTAGGTGCTGGCCCAACGACTGGTGTGACTATCGTTGCTGGTGAGTCTGCTGTATGTGCATGGAATGGCTCTGACTTTATCAAGATCAGCAACACAGGCGGCTCAGCCTCGTTCACCAACGTCACTGTTACAGGCACAACCACACTGTCTGGCCTGACTGCTTCTACTGCGCTGGCACTGGATGCAAGCAAGAACGTAGTGAGCGTAACGAATACAGGTACAGGCAACAACGTCTTGTCTGCCAGTCCTACACTCACTGGTACTGTTGCTGGCGCAAGCTTGTCGCTAAGCTCTTTGACTTCTGGTCGCGTAACTTACGCAGGAGCGTCTGGTCTTCTCCAAGACTCTGCCAACCTTTTGTACTCTGGTACTGACCTGACTGTTTATGGTCTAACAGTAGGCCGTGGTGCAGGTGCTGTGGCTACCAACACTGCGGTGGGTGCTAGTGCTTTGGCGGCTAATACGACTGGGTCGGGAATTGTTGCTATTGGAAATTTGGCTTTAACTGCCAGCACTACTGCTAGTAACTTAACCGCTGTTGGTTGGAGTGCATTAAAGGCTAATACTACAGGTGCTGAAAATTCTGCGTTTGGTTTAAATTCTTTATTTGCCAATACAACTGGCGGTCAGAATGTGGCTCTTGGTCAGCAAGCCCTTCAAGCCAACACCACAGGCTCAGAAAACACTGCTGTGGGTTATCAAGCACTTTACACAAACACAACAGTAAGCGACTTGTGCGCTGTTGGTTATCAGGCTTTGTATTCAAACACCACTGGTGGTAACAATACTGCTGTTGGCGGCTACAGAACTTTATACGCAAACACAACTGGTTCTGCAAATACCGCTATCGGTCTTCAAGCACTTTCCTCCAACACCACAGCATCCGAAAACACCGCTGTGGGATATCAAGCTGGGTTTGCAAATACAACAGGAGGCCAAAATACCGCAGTTGGTTCTTTTGCTTTAAAAACAAACACAACTGGTAATTTTAATTCTGCATTAGGTCATGTCGCCTTATTTAGCAACACCACTGGTGCAAACAATACATCAATGGGTTATTACGCCCTTTACGCCAACACCACAGCATCTAGCAATACTGCTGTAGGTTATCAAGCAAGTTATAGCAACACCATAGGCCAGAACAACACCGCTGTTGGTCATGAGGCTCTTCGCAATAACATCTCAGCTTCCAATAGCACTGCCGTTGGTCTTGGTGCTTTGTACACCAACAACGAATCGTTTAACGTTGGAGTTGGCGATGGTGCTGGTTTTAACAACACAAGTGGCGGCGTTACTGCGATCGGCTCTTTTGCGCTGTATGCAAACACCACAGGTGAGGCTAACGTTGCAGTTGGTGGTCGCGTTAACGGCCTATCGCTTGCGGCACTTGTTGCAAACACCACAGGTTCGTACAACATTGCTGTTGGCTCTGGTTCGCTTGGGGCAAATACAACTGCCAGTCAAAACGTGGCGGTAGGGGCATTTGCACTGCGAGTAAATACAACAGCGGCAGACAATACTGGATTGGGTCATGCCGCGCTCTATTCCAGTACCACAGGCGCAAATAACACGGCTGTTGGCTCACAATCTCTTTTTAACAACACCACAGCATCTAACAACACCGCTGTGGGTTATCAGGCGGGGTATAGCAACACTACTGGTCAAGCAAACGTGGGTGTTGGACGCGGTGCTTTGTATGGAAACACAACTGGAAACAGCAACGTAGCTCTCGGCGGTTACGGCGTTGATGTTGGGCCGTTAAACACAAATACAACAGGCAACAACAACATTGGAATTGGCCCTGCGGCACTTGCAGGAAACACAACTGCAAGCGATAACGTGGCTGTCGGATATCAATCTGCTAAAGCTAATACAACTGGAACAGCCAATACAGCAATTGGTACGCAGGCACTTCTATCTAATACCACAGCAAATAACAATACTGCCGTAGGTTTTCAGGCGGGGTATACAAATACTACTGGCGCAGTAAATGTTTTTGTTGGTCAAGGTGCTGGGGCGCTCAATACAACTGGTTCTCAAAACACATATGTTGGTCAACACGCTGGTTATAACT